CAGGCAAACAGCCTACTACGGAGAGACGAAAGGATACGACTATGTCATCCCTTTTTATCTCCGGCCCTACGCAAGCGGTAGAGGACAAGCGCGAGCTTGAGAAGCGTAGCGGTAGCAAGAAGCTCATTGGAACCTCAATGGGTTGTCCCATCCCCGACCTAAGGAGGCGAACTAGCGTTGCAAAAACTCACATTACGTGGAATAGCAATGTCGACCGTAGCCTATATTACGGCAATAACAATTGGAATATTCTCGGTATCAATGCTTACAAGCAATGCCGCGGTGAGTCCAACAATAGTACCAGAGCACATCACACAGATCGAGCAGCTTAATCCTTTATTAGCTTTAGAGGATGCAAAGGAACTAACGTCGTACGAGCTCGTAGAGCTACTTGCGGCTGTTGGTTTTCAAGGCAATGCGCTCAAAACAGCATGGGCAGTTGTCATGCGTGAGTCAAGGGGGCATCCCACTTCTCACAACAAGAACGCCAACACCGGCGACAATTCATACGGCCTATTCCAAATCAACATGATTGGAAGCATGGGCGCTGACCGCCTGGCTAAGTTTCAGGACAAGATAGGCATCACTAAGATGGCTGACCTATTTGACCCTGTGGCTAACGCCAAGGCTGCCTACTACATGACTGCGGGAGGCAAGGACTGGGGCTCATGGGGCTTAGGTCCTAACGCCTACGACGGTGATGCAGTCGAGCCTGCGGTAACACGTTGGCTAGCCAATTTCCCTAAGTCATAATCTCAGGATAGGAATATAGTATTCACATGACTGAAGAAATTAACATCGAGCCTACAGACGACATTGAAGTTGATGCGCCTGTTGAGGTAGTCGAGGAAGAAGTATTAGCTCCTGTTGTAGAGCCTGAACAAGTTATTGTTGAGGAGCCTACACCTGAGCCAACGCCTGAGCCTGTAGTTGTAGAACAACCTAAGGCAGCACATCAGGTTAGCCACGCAGTAAGTGGAGAAGACGTCGATGACGTTATACTCGCTAACTGTGTGTACAAAAATGTCTATGCACGCAAGTCATTGACAGTACATCATCTACAACGTCGACTCATCGAACTTGGTTACAAGGACGCTGACGCTGACAAGGATGGTTGGCTAGGCGACGAGACTGTAGCTTCAATCAAGGACTTCCAGGCTGATAAAGGAATGGATGTCACAGGATCTGTTGACGCTGATACCTTTACAAAGATCTTTGAAGGAGACGTACACGTAAACGTAGTACTATAAATCTTCTTCACAAGGAAGGCCGATGCTCATAAAGAGTGTCGGTCTTTCTTACTTTCTAAAGACAAATTGAAAAAATAGTTGGAGACGTTTTCAAAAAGGTCTCTTTCTATACGTAACCCTTTCTCACCTCCAAGCCATTTTAACCAAAAGGTACTGTTTCTGCTTCGTTTGTACACATTACTATAAGCGCAGTTTGTACACATTCGTCTCAAAAGATGATACATTATTCTCGTGGCGCATACACCCGATCTACCAAAGAGCGAGGCAATCTTCTTAGCCTCCCTCTCCAAGGAGCAACTATGGCGTCGTGTAAAAGATCTTAACGATGCAGGCTGGACCCTACAGTCCATTGCCGATGCGTTTGACCCTCCACGCCGTCGCTCGACCGTGCGCTCCTGGGTTATCAAGGATACGCCCGAGTGTGATTTTGTCACCGCGACCCCTACGCCACCTCAGCCCAAGGCAAAATCAAGACGTAAGCGTCCAAGGTCTCCAGGTATCCCGCACGACGAGCAGTTGCGCATCGCGCGCCTGTCGCCTCTTGCTCGGCGCTTTCGCGCACGAACAAACCCGTCGTCTACTTCTTTCACCGCAAATCAGGAACTAACAAGTATCGCAGGACTTCTCTACAATAAAGGTGTTACCGTTTCAGAGTTAGCCCGTGCATCAGGAGTTACCTATCGCGCGATGAAACGCAGAGTAGATAAGGCGCTTACACAATGAAGATCATTCACGATTTCTTCCCCGCAACCATAGTTGCGATTGCGCCGGGAGTCCTAGAGGATTTTACGACCGCGTCTACGCAGTATTCTCACGTGCCTAGCGGCAACAAGTTTTTAGAACGTGTTCGCGTTGTGATTCTTCAAAACGACCACGGCGAGCTAATCTTTATGGTCGCAGGAGATCATCACTCAGGACCGCGGCTAATTTTCCGCGAGAAAATTTCTAACCTTAACTGGTCAGGAGATAGAGAAAAAGATTCCCAGGCGCTTATGGAGTCAGGGAAGATTATGGCGTTTCGTAAGACCCAAGGTTGCTCAACCTGCGGCAGCAGACTGCGATCTTGGAGCCCGTATATAACAATGGACTCAGTAAAGGACCCTACCGAATGAACATAGATACATATATGATCGAGCGTATGCCTGTCGCGCATATCATTATCCTCTCCCTATTTGTCTACCGAGTAACACGGCTCATCGTCTTAGACGAAATCTTAGCTCCGGCCCGTGATTGGATCTGGGATAGAAAGCCTCCGCACTCTTCTCAGATAGGCTACTTCTTTACCTGCCCTTGGTGCGTCTCGTTGTGGGTTGCGCTCCCAGTTGTGTTTTCATACGCTCTATTTCCAAGTATGACTATCCTAGTTGGGTGTATATTTACCCTGTCCGCTATAGCGGGACTTATAACTGCGCGCCTGGATCAATAATGACCAAGCGCTCCGTTAACCAACGACGAGGAGTAACACGTGGGACTATTCTCCAAGGATAGTAAGAAGCCTAACCGGGCTACCACCGGCCCTCGTCGCATCACCGCACAGGCACCTCGTCAAACTCAGCAACAATCAATAGTCTACGAAGGTGTCACCTACGCACAGACAGTTCCTTACTCTGCTCCTCGCGCTCTTACAGCCGCGGCAGTTCAGTTGCAGATTAACGACAAGGGCGAGGTTGAAAGATTTAAGCAACGTCGCACTGGAGGATCCAGCGACTGGCAATCTGAAGCTTGGGAATACTACGACGCCATCGGCGAGATCAAGTACGCCTTTAATCTCGTTGCATCTGTAGTTTCACGTATTCGTTTATACGCGGCTGTAGTTGATAACCCTGCGGAGAGTCCAGTTCCTGCACGTGACAGTAACGTTATTGACTCACGTCTTGCGGCAGCCGCAGAGCGCGCTCTATCACGTTTAGACTCCGCATACGGCGGACAAGCTGGTCTTCTAAAGGATGCAGCCCTTAATCTATCGGTTACAGGCGAGTGCTATCTTGTTCAATCGCCAGAGCGCAAAGGCTCAGGACTAAAAGAATCCTGGGATATTCGCTCGACAGATGAACTACAACTTGACTCTAAGAACGCGTATGTCATCGTTCCACGTCGCGACATTATCGGAACCTCGTCTGCTCGCTCCGGCGCAGGTGCAGCTAAACTTCCTAACACAGCTTTTGTTGGTCGCATCTGGAGAGCTCACCCACGCTACTCTGAAGAGGCTGATTCATCATTGCGCGGTCTACTTGATCTTTGCTCAGAGCTACTTTTGCTTAACAGAACGTTTCGCGCTACCGCGCGCTCTCGCTTAAACGCTGGTGCCTTATATCTACCAGACGGTCTATCTGTTGCCGCGTCTCCAGATCCTGATTATCCATATGATGACGAGAACGATCTGAATCCTGGCATGACAGCCGAGGAAGCAGCCGACGAGTTTGAGGATCAACTCATGGATGCGATGACAACTCCTATCCGTGATGAAGACTCCGCCTCGGCGGTCGTACCGCTTATTATTCGTGGACCTGCAGAGCTTGGCGACAAAATTAAGCAGTTTAAGTTTGAGCGCTCGTTTGACCCTGCACTTGCACAACGTGCAGATCGCGTCCTCGAGCGTATCCTCCAGGGACTTGATGTTCCTAAGGATATTGTTACCGGCCTTGCAAACGTTAAGTACTCTAACGCGCTTCAAATTGATGAAGCCTTATACAAGTCTCACATCGAGCCTCTTATGCTTCTTATCGCGGACGCTCTTACAGTTGCGTATTTACGCCCTGCGCTTATCGCAGGAGGCTTTGCGGAAGAAGACGTTCGACGTATTACCGTTTGGTTTGATCCTTCACAGGTTGCCACACGTAATGACAGAGCGGCCGATGCAGACTCAGGCTTTGACAAGATGGCGGTGTCCTACGAGACATGGCGTCGCGCTCACGGCTTTGCGGCTACAGACGCGCCGGATCCAAACGAGCTTGCTATCCGCCTTCTCGTAGAGAAGGGCTCTATCTCTCCAGAGCTTACACAGGCAATGATTGGAGCTATCGCTCCCGAGGTTATGAAGTCTGTTCGCGATGCGCAACAGGTTGACTCCGTTGCTCCCGTTCCTCAAGAGATTCAACAGATCTTAGACAACGCGACTCCTCCTGCTCCGGCAGAAGAAGAATTACCACCGGCGTTACAGGAAGGCATCTAACTACAATGGAACACCAAAAGCCTAATAAGGCAGATCTTGTCAATGCCCTTGCTAGCGCTCTAGCAGATGCAGTTGTTGTCTATCTTGATGGACAAGAACAACAGGTAACATTGCCTTATGAGGACGCTCCTATCGTTGAGCAGCTTATTGATGACCGTGACGGTTGCCCTCTATGCGGTGACGCAGGTTGCGTATGCCCAGGTTGCGACGCAGGCATATGTCTATGCGATGACGATTGTATGTGCACCGAATGTCTATCTGCAGACGAGTATGGACAGTACTCATCTCAAGATATGTACTTCTCATTTCAAGAGCAACAAGCTGAAGCTTTAACAGCCGCAGGAATTATCGTTGCCGAGGAGCAGGACCTTGCTGCAGCTCTCTTAGAGATCGCCGAGAAGCACGGAAAGTTTAACGAAGACCGTACAGGTATCTGGGCAGGATACACTCCTGCGGCAGAAAACGAGTACAAGGAAATCGGCGTTAAATGTATTAACTGTGTTCTATACGAAGGTCCTGGCGTATGCAAGATTATCGAGCAGCCAATTGAAGACGACGGCAAGTGCCGTTTTGCGGTTATCCCTGACGGTATCGTTAAGGTTGAAGACAGCCAAATTACAGCTGCTGCGTCTCGTCCTGCTCCAAAGAAAGATCGCATCTACGGCTCAAAGAAAAACAAGCCAGGATCTGCTTCAGGATCTAAGAAGATTGTTTTCTCTGCACGAACAGAGGCTGGTCTTCGCAACAAGGTAGAAGCACATAACGAAAAAGCAAAGCCTGGACGTAAGGCAACACTTCCAATGTTAAAGGCTGTCTATCGTAGAGGCTCAGGCGCGTTCTCATCTAGTCACCGACCAGGTATGACCCGCGACGGTTGGGCAATGGCTCGCGTTAACGCGTTCCTTAAGCTTTTAAAGTCTGGCTCTCCTGCAAATCCAAATTACAAGCAGGACAACGATCTTTTACCTAAGGCGCATCCTAGATCCTCTCGCGCAGAGGCTTCAATAATGCAACATGAACTTTTATCTATAGCGCTTAGGGCCGCAGACGAATATGGCTCACCCGAGCATGCTATTCACGCGATGGCCGAGTATTCATCATTAGGCTATGAGGCAATCCCCGCGCTACGCGGTGCATGGCTACGAGGTGTAAGAGACGGGGATATCCCGTTTGAGCGAGCATATACACTAGCGACAAAACTCTACGACTCTAAGGACGCAGATTTACTTCCAAAGAAGCGTAAGGGAACTGCGTAATGGATGCACCTCTAAACGAGAAGATCGAACGTACGCTAAAGCGTAAGGCTGCACGTAAGAAAGATGACAGTAACTTTATGCCTGTCCTTTCTCTTCATCAGCAAGTTCTTGATCTTGTCAAGGAAGCAAACTCTAAGGTTTCTCAGGAGCGCCATGTAACTCCACGCTCCGCGCTCACGGTAATGAATCGTTCTCTTGCTAGTCTATCTTCTCTTGATAGTGACGCTAAGGATTTTGCAGTTCTCAAGGATGTATCACGCTTCCTCAACGTCGCAACAAAGACATTTACAGCTAGCCAAACACATAACACAGATTTATTAGTTGCAGGTCACCCACTTTCTACTCTTAACGCCTCACTGTCAGGTGAAGAATTTCTTAAGAAAAACGCACAGTGGATTGCAGCGGATCCTTCTATCGACGAGTCAATTCGTCCTCTAGTCGCATCCGCGCATGCAGCAACACCAGGTTCACTAGAACGTGAACACGCGTTTGCCCGACTCAACGCAAACAAGACTCTTCTTGCGTCATACTTTAAGGTTGATAATTTTTCTGCAATTGTTGCCGCGTTTGGTAGCGGTAACACCTCGGCAGCTCGTCGTGCTCGCGTTGCTCTACAGTGGCGTGACCGTAGAGGCCGCTGGGTTGAAATGGGACGCGGTGCAGACTTTAACTTCCGTATGCCTGACGGCTCTGTAGCTAGAGCCTCGGGCGTATACGTAGGTGTTCGACCAAAGCGACCTGGAGAAAACTTTACCGCGGGTCTTATTCAAGTTTCAGAAGATAAAAACTTACCAGACGGTATCTACGCTGTTCGAGCTGGAGACGTTGAAACGTACGCAGCGCGTCTTACTCCCGCACAGCTTGAAAAAGCCGGAGTCTCAAGCGAGACAAAAATTGATCAAAATCAAGTTAACATTCCTACAAAAGATAAACTTGTTGCCGAGCGTGTAGATGCACCTACAGGCTGGACAAAGGTAGACGACAACACATTTACGTCAGATGATAACTACACCGTTAAGGTAACTGACGGCGAGTACACGCTATTTCGTCAAAATGAAGATGGCTCCATGGGAGACAATGTTGGTGAAGCAGCTAACTGGGCTGACATCAACGATCTTGCTAATGGAGATCAGGCAGCGTACGACGCAGTTAAGGGTCAAGACTCTTCTGCGCAACAAGAACAAGTTAAAGCTCGTCTAGATGGTAGAACAGCTCACAACGCGGAGTTTGACAGACTTGAAGAGCTTGTTAAGAGCGGCGTAGATCAAAATGGAAACACAGTTCCTGATGGATGGGAAGGTGTTGTTAAGCCAGGTAAGGCAGCCGATGTGCAGCGCAGAGATATTGGCGCAGACATTGTGTATGCTGAAGAAGGACTTCCTTCTGTTAAGTATAAGAAAATAATTGCAGATGACAACGGAGACCCTGTCTTCGCTGAAGCAGAGTTCTATCGTGACGGAACGTTCGCAGCCTATGACAAGAAGTATGACTCCTGGGCTGAAGCTGATGCAGATATCCCACGCTGGATTAAGGCAGAAGAAGATAGACGCGGTCGCAAGCTAGACCCAATCGCTAACATCCCTTCTTCTCCTGAACCTACTGCTGTAGCACAGGAAGTAAAGACACCATATGATGCAGGTCCAATTTCTCCAGCGTTATTTTCTGATTTCACCGTACCTAACGGAGCATTCCAGTTGCGCACGGCAGACTACTCACCTGAAGGTAGAGTTGATGAGGCAAGTAAAGATTTTACAGATGACCCACAAAAGCTAGCAACTAAGTTTACTCCACAGGATCTTGTTCAAGCAATGTCACAGGCGTTGCTTGGAAATTCTACAGACGCAGCGCTAGCTGAGATTCTTAATGCAAACGTCGATAGCAATAACGACATCGTAGACCCAGCGGATATTCAAGACAACGTTGATATCCCACAGGTAAACGTTGGACAGCCTTCAGGCGCAGGACAGTTAGAGTTTAGTGCAGGTGCAGAGTTTGTTCCAGCCGAGGCGTTGTTTAACGCCATCTGGGAAGCTGGGCTAGACCCAAACCGCGTGGTTGCAAATATCTATGACTCTGTAAACGGCAACAACGATAACCTTAATAAGCTTATTGACGCGCAAGGCGGAGTGCCTTCTGCTGAAGAGGCACAACTTGTAGATGACATCATTCAAGAAATTCGTCAGATAAAGGATGCAACAACTCCAGGCGATAATCCTATTGCAAATCAAAAAGATGAAACAACTAAGCCTGAGCCTTTGCCTGGCGCGTTAATTGAAAACTTACCAATTGATTTTCAAAACCCTGACTACTATATTCCAGACCCAAATGCGTATATCCCATCTCAAGATACTGTAGACGAGAATGGCTACACAGATAATCCACAGATTCTCGCACAGGACTACTACTCTGCAGATCTTATCGAGCAACTTCTTTCTGGTATTACAGACGGATCAGGCGCAGCTCTTCTAGCATTTGATAACATCACCGTAGAAGTCCCAATCGAGGCAATGCGTGACGCGTTGCAGTACCAGGACATCAACACCAACCAGATTCTTTTAGATCTTAAAAAAGAATCAAACGATATGAGTGAGCCAGCTCCTGAAGCACCAAGTCTTCAATCACATTCACAGATGATTAAGGATCTTGTAGAGCAGACTGGAAATACTCTTGACGATGATACTGCTGACAAGATTCGTGATGCTATAGATGAAAAAGGACTTCTTGATTGGTCCGAGGCAGATGATGCAGAGATCATCGAGGCAATTACTGAAGTTGCTGGGCCTGCAATATTTAATCAGCCAGAACCAGAGCAGCCTGCAGAGACAGTAACTCCTGATGTACCTGCAGCAGAAACTCCAGCGCTTGTCTATCCAGGACCAGAAAATCGTGGATACAGCGCAGACAATACTGTTCTTGATATTGCAGGAAAGGTTATGGGTAACGGAACTCGTATTCGTGCTTCCCGTGACGGACGTATGGGAACAGTTATTGCAGTTCAGAATATTGATTCACGCACAGGCGAGCGTATTCCTTATGTTCGTGTTCGTTTTGACGATGGATCAGTTGCAGTTCGCTCCGCACTAAAGGTAAGAGCAACTGGAGACGCTGAACAAGCAGTCCCTACGGATGCCGGGCGACAAGCGCCAACACCTGCACCGGTTCCAGATATTTCAGCACGTCTTGACGCGCCAGTTCTAAATCCTGGAGCAATAGCAACTGAAGGAAATATCCAAGGCGTCAATGATCTTGGAACTACACCAGATCGTCTAAAAGAATTTACAAATCCTGACGCAAAGCAAAGTGACTACTCTGTTTGGGGTCTTCGCGGTGGTGAAATTGCTAGAGCAGCTCAAGATCGTGTAAGTCTTGAAAGTATTAAGCAGGCAGCTATCGAGCATCAACTAGCTATTCTTGAATTTCGCTCTGCGCCTCGAGGGCAGCAAGAAGAGCTTTCTTTAGAAATCACTAGATTAAAAGAGCAGCTTGACGCAATGTTGAAGGACACCTACGGTGTCCGTGATGAAGTTACCTTTGGAAAAAATAAGTACTCATTGTCTTTTGGTGGAGCTAATGTATTCCTAAGCGGAACAAAAGAAGAGATAGAAAGCGGAAATCAACCTATCAGTATTAGTTTGTCAATGAACGTATTAGATTCTGACGGCAGAAGTATCGGTACAGTTAGTAGAACAATTAGCGCTAAGCAAGCTGCTGATCCTAACACTGGAGCCAATGTTTTTGAGTGGCAGGTAAAGAACAACTACCTATCTATCAATAATGCTAAGGATAAGAAATCTGGATTTGCTACCGCGTATAACCGCTTCATGGAAGACTGGTATATCGCGAACCGTATTAAGGAAATTCACGTACAGGCTGCCGGTGGTGGAAGCTACCAAGGTGGATTTGTCTGGGCATTGAATGGCTTTAACTGGGAAACACCTCGCAGTGCAGAGAGTGAAGTATTCACACGCTTAAGAATGATGCGTCGTGTTGCTACGAATAAAGGTGAGATTGCCCAGATTGAGCGTCTGCTAGAAAAAGCAAATGCAGCTAAGCTTCGTGACGGTGGATTAAATCTTGATACAGCTCCAACTCCTATGGAGCTGTATCAAGATTTAATCC